CTACTTTTAAACCAGTAGTTTATATAGATTATAACCCCGAAAATACAATAATATTAAGAGGAGCTTTAGAAGCAAGTATAGACCCTACTACTTGTATGGTACCTTGGTTTGTAAAAGGAAGTATAGTAAATGGTAAAAAAAGCCAAACACTAAAACCCTTCTTTGCACCCTTAGATGTAACTACTATTTCAGGTTATAGTTGGGTAGGTAGTTCTAAAAAAGATGGAAATCTTATAAAGAATTTCTTAGCATATCCTAAAAATAATGCTATAAACGATGTTATAGAAAGTAAAAGTTTTGAAGGAAAAATATTTAACGTTTTAGTTAATATAGATTTTGCTTTAAAAAAATTAAAAGAATTATCTACAGGAGCTGATGATAGAAGTGTTAGTTTAATTTCATTTATAGACGCAATGTTAGATGGAATAAACTTAAGCTTAGGAAAATCCAATAGTTTTAGAGCATTTGCAGATCCCTTATACCCTGTTATTAGAATAATAGATGAAAATGTAATTGAAACCCCTGAAAAAACAATAGAAATTCCTATCTATGGTACTAAATCTATAGTTTATGATTATGGTTTTAGTTCTAAAATAACTCCTAAATTAGCCTCTCAAGTAGTAATTGCTACACAAGGTTTACAAAACGGAGGTATTAAAGGATTTCCTGACGATGTTTTATCTTACCAAAAACTAAACAATGACGTTAGGGATAGATTTTCTAAAGTTAAATTCCCTGCCGTAAAAGCAACAAATTTTACTAATGGGTCAACTACAGAAAAACGAGATTTAAAAAGTCTACAAAAATTATATGATCATATATATAATGTTTATTCTATTAGTGAAGATAAATCCTTATCCTCATCAACAATCTCTAACCTAACAACAGCCTACTCAGATTTACAAAATAAACAACGTAAATTAACCAAAGAAACAAATACAGGAGGAATATTATTACCCCTAGAATATGATCTAACATTAGATGGCATATCAGGAATACTACCTTATAATGCTTTTAAAGTTCCAGATAATCGTTTACCTAAAAAATATAGGGGTAGAGTAGCATTTGCTATTTTTTCTATTAATCATGGTTTTTCTAACAACCAATGGACTACAACTTTAAGAGGTCAAACTTTATTATTAGATCAAACATCTATAACTGATACTCGAAAAGTGGGAACCACCCCAGAATCCCCATCAACTATAATTAATGTAGATCCTCAACAATCCGAAGCTATAAATTCTACATATCCTGGAGTAGTAAATACTACAGCATTCGAATTAACTCAAACACCAAATCCTAGTGCTGTAGGCACAGCAGCAGATTTAGCTCAACCACAAAATACTCAAACAAGTACTATTAATCCAACTACTAATGTTACCCCAATATCTACTGCTCAAGAAAACGACCTACCAGCAATCTTAAACTTTATTAAATTGGAGGAAGGATTTGAAACTCATCCATACGATGATAGAGGTAGTTTAAGAATAGGGTACGGTAGTGATACAATTACTAGAACAAATGGTAACATTGAGACATTAAAAGCTAGTAGTGTTGTAAATGAAAATGAAGCTATTTTAGATTTACAAAGAAGGATAACACAAGAATTCAGACCTAAAGTTCAGGTTCGTTGTAGAGAACTAGGTGTTGACTATAACCAATTACCACTTAAAGTTAAAGTTGTATTTGTAGATTGTGCTTACAATTATGGATCCCTTTGGTATGATATAATTAGATCGTATATTAATGGAGGCGTAGATGGTTTAATAGCAGAATTACAAGCAAGAATTAATAGAGGAGCAAGTCAAGTTCCATCACGTAGAGCAGCAGAAATTAAATATTTACAAGGATAATGAGTTACTACCCTAAAAAAATGGTAAATGCCGGATTATATACTCAGGGTAATGAGTATGTAGATTCTGCTAATGGACAGCCTTATTCTGGTTTTTATCATCAATTATATGATGGACAAGTTTATAGTGGAAAAAACCCTAATGACCCTAATAGGAGACCATTAGAACCAAACCCTATAAACCAAAAACAAATTAACCAAGTATTACCTATACAAAATAACTTAGTATTTAATAGAATAAACCCTTCAAATCAGGCCTTATATGAATATGGTAGAGATCCTGAACCTTATACAGTACAACCTACGGGCGAAGACTATAGAAGAGGACAAATATTAAGATATTTTGCTAAAAGAAAAAACCAAAATCCTGTTCAAATTAGAGAAATTTCCGAATCTGCCTTTAAAGATATAACAAATCAAGGGGGTATCTATAATTATGCTTTGTGGAGTGTAATTAGTGTATTTTGGAAAATAACAGGTCCCTTATATGATTCTAAAGACCAATACGGAGTATTGAGATCCGGTATTGTAAATACCAATGAACGTTTAAGAGAAAATGCTAACAAAGAATTTAGAGGAATAAAATCATATCTAGGAAACTTAATACAATATTCAGTTAAACCTGATATTACTCTTATAACAAACCAGTACACAGGAGGTAATGAATTTACTGTAAAACTAGATAATAGTGATTATACAGGTTATTATCACTTAATGGCAGATGGAACTATCATGGATGGTGCTGATATGTCTCAAACAACCAACAAAACTCTCCTCCCAGGAAACGTACTAGTGCAAAATAGAATTACTACTTTATTAAAAGAAGAACTAGGCAAGTTAGGAGCAGCATAGAATAGGTTGTATATTTAAGGAATAAGAAAAAGGTTATGTTTTATATTGTCGAGACAAGACAACAATTGCGAAATTTATACTGTTCGGGAGACGAATGTTACGTTAATATTATTCCTTTGAATGATAATTACCATTCTTCGCTGTCTTCCCCTTCTCTTATATATTTCCGAACGCCCCAAGGCAAGGGCTATATATTTCCAATTGACCATAGTGAGGGATTTTCCCTAGAGTTAGACGAAGTTTTAGAGTGGATAAGTAAGTATAGCACGATTTACACATTAAACAAAAAAGAATGCTTATATTATTTTCCCACATCCAAACTCGTTGACGTATCCTATGGAACCCTCCCAAATTGTAGTAATGTATTTCGCGATTGGTGTTATAGCGTTTACCCTGCTAGACCTTACACTAATTCACTTATCCCAATCTCGAAACACTTCGAAGAACAAGAAAAAATCTTTGACGAAGTCAAGAATAAATTTGAAAGATCCTCAAATCAATTTTATAACGAGACATTCCCTCAAGTCTTCAAAGCAATAGAGGAAAAAGGTATACAAATTAATAAAGAATTATTTGACAAACACTTCAAATATCAGCATGAAGAATATTTCATCAAGGATAATAAAGTGTATACTAAATATAACTTATACAACTTAACCACACGTCCTACAAATTCATTTAATGGTGTAAACTTTGCAGCATTAAATAAAAATGATGGTTCTAGGGCAGCATTTATACCAAGAAACGATTACTTCTTCGAATTCGATTACGATGCATACCACGTACGTATCTTGGCGAAACTCATCGACTATCAACTCGATAATGAATCGGTACATACTCAACTGGGCCGTATGTATTTCCAAAAAGAAACGCTGACAGACGCAGAATATCAACAATCTAAGGAACTTACATTCAAACAATTATATGGAGGTGTATTTAAACAATATGTTGATATCCCATTCTTCAAATCGATGCAATCTTATGTAGATTCGTTATGGAAAACATTTAACGAAACACAAGAACTCGAATTAATTGGAGGTAAAATTCTCAAAGCAGAACAAATTACAAATCCAACCCCAAACAAAATACTCAACTACATAATCCAATCAGCGGAAACATATAATAACGTTGTATCTGTAAAAAAAGTCATAGAATATTTGGCTGATAAACAAAGTGATGTTATATTATACACATATGATTCCTTCCTTATAGACTACGCGGTATCTGACGGGAAAGACACATTAAAACAAATCAAACAACTTTTAGAACATGACGGCTACGTAATCAAAGTAGAATATGGACTTGATTATGATTCTCTCAATAAAATTTAATATTTATGGTAGATTACGAAATTAACTTTGACGACTTGGCAAACAAATTATTTTGCACATTCACCTCTAAAGAGGACCTAGAATCCACCATAGACAATATCAAGGACCAGTATACTATCTTATTTAACAAGATATTTGTTCTTTATATTGAATCTACAAACGAATATGTCTGCACATATAACGTTGATTCTTTTAACATTTCGAATACAATACTTCCCCAAACTATACTTTTACCCCATAGAAAAAAGGAATCCAATACACTTTATACTATAAACGCACTAAACGATTTAATTAAAGAATTAAACGATGGTGTAGCAGATCCTAAGTTTAGAGTAAATTGGCAAGATTACCGTAATTGTATCCTTCTAACTACCAGTGGTGAGTTAAAAAGACTAGATACAAAGATACACGAAATACTTTCTTTTTAGAAATATTTGGTTCCCCGAGGAACAATCATTATATTATCAATCGTTATAAATTAAAACTCAATTAGTTATGGATTTAAGTGTTATCTCAAGCAAGTTAGAACAACTTACAACACCAAAAGGCGGTGGTACCGGCCAAAAAACGGACCGATCTCAATTTTTTTGGAAAGCCCAATTAGGAAAACAACAAATTAGAGTTGTCCCTTCCGTACTAAACAAGGACAATCCTTTCCAAGAAGTATATTTCCACTATGGTATTGGAAATAGAACAATGATTTCACCAATCAACTTCGGTGAAAAAGACCCAATTGTAGAGTTCGCAAAAGAACTCCGTAAAACATCTGAACCTGAAAACTGGAGGTTAGCTAAGAAATTAGAGCCTAAAATGAGAGTATTTGCTCCTGTTGTAGTTAGAGGTGAAGAAGAAAAAGGAGCTCGTTACTGGGAATTCGGAAAACAAATTTACCAAGAATTATTGTCATTAGCAAACGACGAAGATATCGGAGACTTTACAGATACTTCAAACGGATTTGATATGACAGTAGAAGTAGTTCAAGGTAATCCTTACCCACAAACTTCAGTACGTGTAAAACCAAAACAAACACCATTATCAGATGATAATAATTTGGTAGATACATGGACTACTGAACAACCTGAATTGTTTAAATACTTTAAAAAGTATTCTTACGATGAAATGAAAGAAGCTTTAGCTGGTTTCTTAAATCCTGAAGATTCTCAAGAATCTACTCCATTAGACAATGTTAAACCAAGTAACGATGTTAATGATATCGTAAACGGTAACCCATTACCTAACGATGTAGAAGTAAAAGTAAAAGGTGAAAATTTCGGATTAAACGTTAAGAAGAAAGAAACAATCAGTGCCGACGAATTTGACGATTTGTTCGACAACTAAACAAAACTAAATTATGGCTAAAAAAAGTACAAGCCTTGGGGGCGATATCTCCAAGTCTGTTAAAGGTACCTTCTCCCTTGATAAGTTCAAAGCTGCCAAGGGTTTAGGTTCCTCAAACAACTCCTTTAAGGAGCAAGAATGGATTCCACTTTCACCGGCTTGGCAGGAAATGGTTTCATTACCTGGTATACCCCATGGGCATATTACATTATTAAGAGGCCACTCCGATTCAGGTAAAACAACTGCCCTATTAGAGGTAGCAGTTAATGCTCAAAAGATGGGAATCTTACCTGTATTCATTATTACCGAGATGAAATGGTCTTGGGAACATGCCAAAATGATGGGACTTGAGTTTACTGAAGAAGTTACTAAAGATGGTCAAACTGTAATTGATGGTAACTTTATCTTTGCAGATAGAGGCCAATTAGGTACTGTAGAAGCAGTTGCTGGTTTTATGGCTGATTTAATGGACGAACAGAAAAAAGGTAATTTACCTATGGATATGGTATTCTTATGGGATTCAATTGGTTCTGTTCCATGCCAAATGTCAGTTGAAAAAGCTAAAAACAACAACGAGTGGAACGCAGGCGCGATGTCTACCCAATTTGGTAACTTTATCAACCAAGAGATATTATTGTCTCGTAAAGAATCTTATCCACATACCAACTCATTTGTTGCTATCAATAAGATTTGGGTTGAAAAACCAATTGGTCCAATGTCTCCTCCTATTATGAAAAATAAAGGTGGTAATACAATGTTCTTCGATTCAACTTTAATTGTAACTTTTGGTAACATTTCTAATTCAGGAACACTAAAAGTAAATGCTGTTAAAGATGGTAAGAAAGTAGAGTGGGCTAAAAAGGTAAAAGTAGCAGTAGAGAAAAACCACATCAATGGTATTACTTCCACTGGTAAAATTGTAGTTACCCCACACGGATTCATTTCAGAGAACAAGAAAGATATGGATAACTATAAGAAAGCCCATCAAGATGAATGGGGTAAGATTTTAGGAGCAGGCCCATTCGAGGTTGTTACTGAAGGAAATGAAGATGAAGATTTTAGCAATTTAGTTTCTAACTTAGATGAATAAAACCCACTTAGATATTCTCAATAACTTGCATGAGGAATCAACACTGGAGCCCCTACACTTAAATAGTAGGGTGCTCCTAATTGATTCAATGAACACGTTTTTACGTTCATTTGCAGTAATTCCAAATGTTAACGCACAAGGTAATCACGTTGGTGGTTTAATTGGCTTTATGAAATCCCTAGGATATGCTATAAAGTTAATTCAACCTACACGAGTTGTTCTTGTGTTTGATGGGCAAGGAAATATTACAAATCGTAGAAACACATATGCCGAATACAAGGGTAACCGCAAGATAAAGCGTATTACCAACTGGAAAGCATTTGATTCGCTGGACGAGGAATCTGCATCTGTTACTGAGCAAATGATGCGTTTAATTGAGTATCTAAAAACATTACCTGTAAATATCTCTATTATAGATAAAATCGAAGCAGATGATACTATAGCATACCTCGCACAAAAATTAAAAGACGATGTTGTTATCTATTCCGCTGACCAAGATTTCTTACAATTGGTAAATGACAGAGTTACTGTATATTCTCCAATTAAAAAGAAATTCTATAAGCAAAAAGAGGTATTTGATGAATATGGTTTATGGCCTAAGAATTTTATTACAATGAAGTGCTTAATGGGTGACAAATCAGATAACCTTCCAGGTATTAAAGGTTTAGGTCCTAAAAAGTTATTTAAATTGTATCCTGAATTAACAGGAAACGAAAAATATACTTTAAAAGAATCATATCAAAAAGCTACAGATAATGTAGAAGAACATGGGTTATTTGGAAACATTCATCTATTTAAGAGACAACTTGAAATAAATTACGAGTTGATGTCTTTAGAGGATATTGAATTACTAGAAAAAGACCAAAACGACTTAGATGAACTAATTCAAACTGAACCCTTCAATTTTAATAAAGCTAGATTTCTAGCTATGTATGAAAAGGATTTACTTGGACGTGGTATTCCAAATGTGGAATATTGGTTAACAGAAGTATTTTCCCAATTGTCCAACTATAAATTAAAATAATGAATACATTAGACGAAGATTACAAAGGCCTTTTAGGCAGCTGCCTATATGGTGGAATAAAAAAAGAAGATAGAACCGGAACAGGCACACTATCAGTATTTGGGAGACAAATTCGTCATAATATGGAGGGTGGTTTCCCACTCCTAACCACTAAGAAAATTGCTATTAAAACAATGGTGACTGAATTAAAATGGTTTCTAAAAGGAGATACCAATATTAAATATTTAGTTGATAATGGATGTAACATTTGGAATGGAGATGCTTACAAACCTTACATTTCAAAACATCCTTGGGGAATAGAGATAGAGGAGTTTATCGAAACGATACAAAAGGATGATAAGTTTGCTAAAAAATGGGGTGAGTTAGGACCAATATATGGAAAACAATGGACTGATTGGAATGGTATAGACCAGATTTTAAATTTAGTTAATTCATTAAAGAAGAATCCTGATAGTAGAAGATTGATGGTTAATGCTTGGAATGTAAGTGAATTACATGAGATGACTTTACCTCCTTGCCATTATGGATTTCAGTGCTACGTAGCAGATGGTAAATTATCTTTAATGTGGAATCAACGTTCAGTAGATACATTTTTAGGATTACCATTTAACATAGCTTCATATGGTTTACTTTTACTTTTATTATGTGAAGAAACAGGTTACAAACCTGGTGAACTAATTGGGAATTTGGGAGATGTTCATTTATATTCAAATCACGTTGAACAAGCAAAAGAGCAAATAACAAGAAACCCATTTGAATTACCTACTATTAAATTATCAAATGTAGACATTTTAAATGGAGAATTTGATTATGAAATTTCAAATTATGAATGTCATTCTTCTATAAAAGCTCCATTAAGCAACTAGGATTACGGGTTCAATTTTATTATATTTACAACATAAATAGGTTACATACATGACGCTAAAGGCATTATCACAATACGGTCCACATTTCCAATTAAAAGTATTAAATTCGTTACTACGTAACAAGAAATTTATACTTAATATTCGAGATGTTTTATCGTATACTTTCTTCGAAAATCAAGCACATCAATGGATAGTCAAGGAAACACTACAGTACTTTGATGAATACCATAGCGCTCCTACTTTAGATTTTCTTAAAATTGAGATTAAAAAATTAGACAACGACGTTTTAAAAACAGCAGTTGTAGATCAATTAAAAGTAATCTATCAAATTATCAACGAAGATCAAGAATACGTTGAACAAGAATTCTCTAACTTCTGTAAGAACCAAGCATTAAAATCAGCATTACTTAAATCAGTTGACTTACTACAAGATGGTATGTTTGACGAAATACGATTTACAGTAGATAATGCTTTAAAAGCTGGACAAGATAAGAATATTGGACATGAATATGTTAAAGATGTAGAATCTCGTTATAAAGAAGAAGATAGACAAGTTATTCCTACTCCATGGGAAATCATAAACGAAAAACTTATGGGAGGTTTAGGTGGAGGTGACTTTGGTTTAATATTTGGTTCTCCTGGTGGTGGTAAATCTTGGACAATGGTTGCTTTAGGAGCACATGCCGTTAAATTAGGTATGAACGTAGCCCACTATACATTAGAATTAGGTGAAGGTTATGTTGGTAAAAGATACGATGCTTATTTCACAAATGTTCCTGTAAATACAATCCATACAGAACAAGAAAAAGTAAAAGAAGTAATTAGCAAATTAACGGGGACATTAACCATTAAAGAATATGCCCCTCAACAAGCTTCAATTACTACAATCGATGCTCCAGATCTAGTTATTATAGATTATGTCGATTTATTAAAAGCCACACGTATTAGTAAAGATAAAAAAGAAGAATTAGATGATATATATATCTCAACTAAAGGTTTAGCTAAAACACTTAACATTCCAATATGGTCTGTATCACAAGTTAACAGGGCAGGTGCTAAAGATGATGTAATTGAAGGAGATAAAGCAGCAGGTTCATATAACAAAATTATGATTACAGATTTCTGTATGTCATTATCTCGATTAGCTCAAGACAAAGTGAACAACACGGGACGCTTCTTCATAATGAAGAATAGATATGGTATGGATGGTATGGCTTATTATGCTGACATAGATGCCTCAACAGGTCACATAGAAATTGACGATAAACCAAGAGATGTTGAAGAAAGTGGGCCACCTACCGACCCTAAAAAACCTAATGATTTTACAGAAACTGATAGGAAAAATTTAAAAAACTTCTCTGAAAACTTTTTCAAAACAGAATCCGTTAGTGCCTAATATATACCATATTTATTAACCCATTCTTGAAATTTTTTAACTTAATTAAATTAGCTACATGCGAGACATTACAAAGGAAAGAGTTGTATACAAACCTTTCGAATACCCTGAGGCACACGATTACTGGATGAAACAACACCAAGCACACTGGTTACACACTGAAGTGCCCATGATGTCAGACGTAAATGATTGGAAACAAAACCTATCAGAAACTGAAAAAAATATTATTGGTTCTATATTAAAAGGTTTTGCCCAAACCGAAACTGTAGTAAACGATTACTGGACTAACCTTGTAACTAAATGGTTCAGAAAACCAGAAATCATCAAAATGGGTGTTACATTTGGAGCGTTTGAAACAATCCACGCAGAAGCTTATTCTTTATTAAATGAAGAATTAGGTTTAGATGATTTTAGCGAATTCCTTGAAGATGAAGCCACAATGGCTAAAATTGAAAATTTAATGAGTGTTAGAGATTCACATGAAGGGGAACCTGATTGGAATGCTAGAGCAAAATCATTAGCTATATTTTCTGCCTTTACAGAAGGTGTTAACTTATTTTCTTCATTCGCAGTTTTATTATCTTTTAAATTACAAAACAAATTAAAAGGAGTAGGACAAATAGTAGAGTGGAGTATCAGAGATGAATCAAACCATTCAGACGCTGGATGTTGGTTATTCAGAACATTATTAGATGAAAAACCAGAATTAAACACTCCAGAATTAAGAGCTGAAATTGAAGAAGCTGCTCGTTTATCTTTAAAACTAGAATTAGATTTTATTGATAAAGTATATGAAATGGGAGATTTAGATGGATGTCCAAAATACGATCTAGTATCTTTTATCAAACATAGAGTAAACACTAAAATGAGTGATTTAGGATATGGTTCAATTGTAAATGGTATTGATACAGACGCAATAAAAAGAATGAAATGGTTTGATAGTTTATCAGGTGGTAAACAACACACAGATTTTTTCGCAAACAGAGTAACAAATTACAGTAAAGGAGCCCAAAACTGGGACGCAGATAGTATATTTTAAAATATGGATAATAACAGTTTAATATCAAACGTAGAGGGTTGGGAAAGAGGTAAAGATTACCCTGAATTTTTCGACGAAATCTCATTAGCAACAATATCTAAAGGTTATCTCCTACCAGGAGAAACACCTAAGAAAGCATACCGAAGAGTAGCCCACGCAGCTGCTTCTAGACTGAAACGCCCAGATTTAGAGAACAAATTCTTTAAACTAATCTGGAATGGGTGGTTAGGTCTAGCTTCACCTGTCCTTTCCAACATGGGAACGGATAGAGGTTTACCTATTTCATGTTTTGGAGTAGATACACCAGATTCAATTCGAGGTATAGGTTTGACAAACGCTGAATTGATGAAGCTTACGTCTGTAGGTGGTGGAGTTGGAATTAGTTTATCTCGTATTAGAGAGAGAGGAACTGAGATTCGAGGAAACGGGAAAAGTGAAGGGATTGTTCCATGGGCTAAAATCTATGATTCATCCATTATCGCTACTAACCAAGGTAACGTAAGACGTGGGGCTGCCTCAGTGAATTTGAACATTAATCATGGCGACATTGACGAATTCTTAGAAATCCGTCGCCCTAAAGGTGATCCTAACAGACAATGTTTGAACCTTCACCAATGTGTTGTTGTAGATGATGTTTTTATGAGAAAACTTGAATCTAGAGATAGTGAATCTATGAATAGATGGGCTAAAATCTTAAAAGCAAGAATGGAAACGGGTGAGCCTTACATTATGTTTAAAGACAATGTAAACAAAGCAAACCCAATGGCTTACATGATGAACAATCTTGATGTAAGTATGACAAACATTTGTACTGAAATTACATTACATACAGATGAAGAACACTCATTTATTTGTTGTTTATCTTCTTTAAACTTAGCTAAGTATGACGAGTGGAAAGATACAGATACTGTAGAATTATCTACTTATTTCTTAGACGGTGTAATGCAAGAGTTTATTGATAAAACTCAAGGAACAGATAGTATGGTTAGGGG